GGGGACGGGAACGGGGACGGGTACGGGGACGGGTACGGGAGCGGGAACGGGTAGCTTTAGGTGGAGATAAATAAAGGAATATGGAAACACTCACCGAGGCTTTTGCTAGGGGATTCGGATTCATGGCTGGGGCGGCATTCTGTTGCTGGGCGTTCGGTATAGAAATAATCTTCAAGAAAAAATAAAGGTGATAAACTTCGGAGGCTGTGGAATGTCACAGACTTCCGTGCGGGTTGGCTAGTAACTTCATCACGCAGGTGATGTGGAGAGACCTCTAGCCAATCCACACGGAAGGAGTTTATCGCCCTTCCGACATGTCACGAGAAGCGGTGGCGATTGGTGTGGCGATATGGCTTTCGTCACACATTGGTCACAATCGCCTTTCCGCTCCCGTTCGTGCCTAGTAGTTCACGCTACTATTTCAATGGGCATGAGCGGGAGTGGGGATAGAAGTCCAGAGCAGTGCTCTAACCTACGCAGAGACAGCGATCAGATTTCGCCGGGGCGCGTAAGCAGATACTAATACGTACACCCCGGTTCACCCCCGCTCTTTTCAGGATAGTGCTATACTGTAACCAATAACCCCAACTCACGAAGCGACACAGGAAACTGTGCCTTTTTACGTTTCACGTGATACAGGAAATATGACAATAGAAGAAGAAGTAGAGGTGATGAGAACACTGAGAAAAACGGAATGCGAGTTTTGTAAAATCGAGCTTGCGCCAAGTAAGAAGATATGGACGAAGCATATCGACTTTCCAGATAAAATATTCGGCCCATATTGCAGTTTGGATCATAGTGGAGAAGACATGGATAAATATATTGGTGTCAAATCTTCAGAAAACGAAAAATAGTATGGCTCAACCCGTCGGCAGACCAACCGTAATGACACCGCAAGTCCTGTCTAAATTAGAGGAAGGGTTTTTATACGCTTTTTCAGATGAGGAAGCGTGTCTTTTTGCTGGTATATCGCCGTCGTCTTTATACGATTATCAACGGGAAAACCCTGAATTTGCCGAGCGAAAAGTGCAATTGAAGCTCACGCCAAATCTCAGGGCTAAACGAACAGTCGTTGACGCTCTCGGTGAGACTGAGGATGCGTGGAAATGGTTAGAGAAAAAGGATAAGGATTTCAAGCCTACGTCTAAGATTGAACACGCCGGCAAGATTCAGTCTGAAGATGTCTCTATCAGCGATCCGGTGAAACTCGCTCTCGCTGAGTACAACAAGATTCGCCACCAGCAAATCGTCGATGAGATTAAGCAAATGCCTGAATAATATGTGCAATCATCAGTTCATTCGCATCACGGAAATATCAAAGGTAAACAAGTCAGACACCGTAGCGTTCAGGGGAATCTGTGGCGTTCGCATTGGCTGTGCAATCTGCGGTGAAGTCCGGTCGATATTCGAGGATGGTCAGCTGGTAGTGGACGTTAAGGGTTCATATGGTGAGTCTGGAACTTGAAACCACCAATACTGAAGTTGAAAATGGCTCTATTCAGGGCTGGTTTGATAAACACAAGATAGTGAATGAGAAAGGTGAGCTAATGACATTTCATAAGCACCTGTACCTGCTCGCAATCTACGAAGACCAGTCAGACTGCATCATCGTTATGAAAGCGGCGCAGATGGGACTCTCAACCCTTGAGATTCTCAAGAACTTCCATGATGCCCATAGTCGGAAGATGGATATCATCTACACCCTCCCCACTGACAGCGACGTAGGGGTATTCGTCGGAGGTAAGGTCAACCGCATCATCTCGAACAATCCAATCCTCAGTCAGTACACGTCAGATAAGGACACCATCGAGCAAAAGCAGATTGGACAGTCGATGATTTACTTCCGAGGCACGTTCACAAAGAAAGCGGCTATCATGATTACCGCTGATCGACTTGTCCACGATGAGAAGGATTCAAGCAAGCAAGATGTTATCGCCGACTTCCGCGCACGTTTACAGCATTCAAAGTACAAGCAGATTCATGTTTTCAGCCATCCGAGCGTCCCGAATAACGGTGTGGACGTGGAATGGCAACTCTCAGACCAAAAGGAATGGTTCGTAACTTGCCCTCACTGCAGTCATAAGCAATTCCTCTCGTGGAATACGGAAGACCCTAAGAAAATGTCGATTGATTTAGAAACTAGACAATTCGTTTGCAAAAAGTGTCATGGGGTTCTCTCATGGAAGGATAGGGCAGTCGGGGAGTGGGTAGCCAAGCATAAAGACCGTAAGTGGTCCGGATACCACATCTCACTCTTGATGTCACCGGATACGTCAGCGGGTGAGATTATCGACAAGTACAACGAGGTTCTATCTGGGAAGCAGACGATGGATTATTTCTACAACAAGGTTCTCGGATTGGTTTACTCAGGGTCAGGAAACAGCGTCACGCAGGACTTGATTACCGGGGCTGTGACAGACGAAAAGAACTCAAATCAGGGTCGGATGGTTATCGGGGTTGATACCGGTGTGAAGCTCCGCTACGTGGTCGGAAACAAGCAAGGGTTGATGGGATACGGTGAGATGACGGACTACACCCCTGATGAAGTGAACAAGTTGCCATTGGATAAAACCCTTGAATACTTCCTCAAGAAGTTTCCCACGAGCATCATGGTTATCGATCAGGGCGGAGATATCATCGGTAGTCGCAAGTTGAAGCAGAAGTACCCAGGTCGAGTGTTTCTCTGTCACTACTCACAGGACAGGAAAACAATGCAGTTGATTCGCTGGGGTGATAAGGACGAATTCGGCAACGTACTCGCAGACCGAAACAGGATGATTCAGCTCGTGATTGATGAACTCAGAGAGAAGCGCATTCGGCTCTACAATGGCACAGAAAGCGACTGGTACGACTACTGGCTACATTGGTCACATATCTACCGCGTGAGTCAGGAAGACCAGCTGGGAGTCACCCGCAACACGTGGATGCGGTCAGATAGAGATGATTGGGTTCATGCCACTGTGTACTGGCGAATCGGGGTGTCTAGATTTGGAGATTCGGGGTCAATCGCTCTACCGATGGAACGACCGGAGACGAATGGCGTCACGATTAACCCCGATCAAACTGTCGAGTTAAACCCTGATGATATTTACGGTAAATCAGTCGAGGAAGAAGAAGATTGGCGCTAGCGCGCATTGGAGATAATACGGTCAATAATTTACTAAAGCGGCGTCGATACCGCCCATATGAATCACTCATGTGGGGAATCTCATACTTGATGCTTACAACAGCCTAAGCAAGTCACTCAACAAGGTTAAAGGTCAACAGTCTCCGGAGACGGAGCAGGGTGTTGTGTCGGAAAAGTTCCCTGAATTGAAGCTGGAGATGGATAGCGAACAGATAATCAAGCTCACACGAAAGTGGGAGAAGACATGGAATCAATCGGAAGTCTTCAACACGTGGGACAAGAAAAGCACAGAGAATGAAGAGTATTGGCTTGGTAACCAGTTTGACCGCTCAACAGTCGAAAAGACCCGCGCGACGGTAGATAACGTCATCTTTGAGGCTCTTGAAACCTACCTCCCACAGGTCACGCGTCGGAATCCAGACCCGATGATTACCCTTTCGGAGATGGAACAGCAGACTCCAGAGAATCAGCAGTTTGCCTCACACCTGCAAAAGAAACTCGGGGAGGTGTCCGATGAGTTGAAACTTCGCCTCAAGCTCAAGAAAGTGGCTCGCCACTGGGCTATCTACCTACTCGGAGTAGCTAAGCTCTCATGGGATGTAGGACGCGACATTCCAACCGCCAAGATTACCCGACTTCGTAAACTCATCCTCGACCCTGATGCACTGGTGGATGAAGACGGTTACACAGGCGAGTTCATCGGAGAACATCGGACGATGCAAGCCGGAATACTCATCAAGACTCTTGAGGCTTCAGACGGTGAGGCTGACGGAATCAAAGCGGTAAAGGATTTGGTGGGTGAAGACCTTGGCACAAACATCCGTTTCATCGAATGGTGGACGAACGAATATGTGTGCTGGACGATGAATAGCTCAGTGTTGTGGAAGAAGAAGAACCCGCACTGGAATTACGAGTTGCCACCGGCTGAACCGCAGTTGGATGCCACCGGTCAACCAATGCAGGTTCCGGAGCCGACTAAGCCGGTCAACCACTTCAAAACTCCACAGAAGCCGTATCTCTTCCTCACGGTGTTCAACATCGGGAAACAGCCGCTCGATGACACATCCCTCATCGGTCAGAACCTCTACAACCAAGACAGAATCAACAAGCGCTCAAAGCAGATTGACCGAAACGCCGACAGCATGAACGGAGGCATGGTGGTGTCGCTTGAACGCTCAGGACTCACCAAAGACCAGGCAAGCGGTGTTACGGAGGCTTTACGAAAGGGTGGCACGATTGCCATCCCAACTGGAGCGGTCGGCGATGCAGTTCAGCGCATGAGTGCGCCGGGTTTACCAGCTGATATCTACAACGACCTTCAGGATACCCGCAATCGTACAAAGGACATCTTCGGGACTCGTGGTTCGAGTGCTGCGGGGCTTGAATCAGACACCACGGTTCGCGGAAAGCTCATGAACCGTCAGCTTGATACCGACCGTATCGGCGGAGGATTCAGCGAGTACCTCGAACAGATGGCGGACGATATCTTCAACTGGTGGGTTCAGCTCCTCTACGTCTATGACAATGACTACTCCCAACAGCCGGTAAAGCCGGAAATCAAAGTCAGCGTGAAGGAAGGTTCATTGCTCCCGAAGGACTCAACCACGATCGCCAATCAGGCTATCGAGCTGGCGAATAGCGGGAAGATGTCAATCATCGACCTGTACAAGAGACTCGACTATCCGAACCCGCTCGAAATCGCTGCGAATGTGTGGCTCGAAAAGAATGCCCCTGAAGTTCTCTTCGATGGTGATGAGCGCATCAAGAAAGTTATCGCAGACAGGCAACAGGCAAGTGCGCCTGAAGCGAAACTCCCGTCCGAGTCAATCAACTTCAAGGACTTACCGCCTGATGGTCAGGCACAGATGGCCGCTAAAGCAGGCATTCAGCTTCACCCTGAAGCGATCGCCGCGCATAACGACCATGTTGCTGCTCAAGACCAACCGGTGATTCCTCAGCCGATTCCACAGCCTATTATTAACCAGTAGATATGACCAAAATCGTACCGAAGGAAGTTGGGATGATGAACCGCACTCTCTCGCCGTCCGCGTCCGAGAACGCTCCGCAGTATCCGATGTTCCGCATTGAGCTTCAGCACTTGCCTGAAGCCAAGAAGTGGGAAGTCGGAAAGGAATATCAGGTGACTCTCGACCTGAAGATGGTGGGGAAGTCAATCAGCCGATTGCAGAATGATGCCGAGTTCGAGATTCATGGCATCGAGGTTGAGAACGCTGCCGAGGATGCAGCCGAAGGTGGTAAGGAAGAGTCGGATGCCGAGAGTGCAGTTGAGGATAAGTCGGAAGGTTCTGAAGAATAGTTGTTGTCAGTCATTACACTAACTTGCTATACTTAACTGGAGTCTCGTTCTGCGCTCCAAAATGCAGATCGTAAGATATGTTCGAAGAAAATGACCAGACGCAGTTCCGTCGCGAAGGAGACAATGAACCCTTCGAGATGGAAGAGGAGAAGGAAAACTCTACCGACCCGTCACCGGTAAAACCAGAAGTGGAAAAGACCCAATCGCCTGAGGGGGAGAAAAGTACTCAGGATGACAAAGACGTGCCATTTCATCAGCACCCACGTTGGCTCGAACGCGAGAACGAATGGAAGAATCGGTATAACGAATCAGAAAAGCGTCATCAGGACGATTTGATGAAGATTCGTGCGGAGTTCAGCGCAGCAAAGAAGGAGAATTCGGACCCGAATATCCCTGAATGGTTCGGAGGCAACGCAGCCCAGTGGGAGGCGTACCAGAAAGACCAGACAACCTTGCTGTCACAAGCTGAAGAACGCGCGTTGAAGCGTATTACCGAGGAAAAAGAGACGAAGGACAAGGCAATCAAGGAAGCCACAGACTTCATGCAGGAAGAGATGACAGCTATTTCAAATAGCAAGGAAATCAATCCAGCAGGCTTGAAAGTCGAATCCGATAAGCTCCTCAAATTCGTTGTCGATAACGACCTCGTGGATTCAAAAGGGCGTTGGAACTATCGCGCAGCATTCCGACTGATGAATGCGAACGCTCCGATTCCAAAGCCACCAGCAGATCGAAAAGTCATCGCAGCAGCTACTACTTCAAACGATAAGTCCGAGACTAAGCCCGCTCAATTCAAGACCAATCTCGATTTCAAAAAGAATCGTCCTTGGTAACTTAAACTCTCTTCGATACAGGGACCGCATTTTCGATACAAGTGCCAATTGAACGGGTGTTAGTTGTTACAAACTAATATCCCAATATGGCAGAACTTTACGGCCAGCGTGTACAAACGACTGTCCAGACCGAATACCTTCCGTTCGTCGTCGATACCGTCCTCAATTCCAACGTCATGTTCCAGCGCGTTGTCCGCGGTGCGAAGAAGTGGTCAGGTCGTACGCTCCGCACTTCGGTGAAGGTGAGCAAGAACGTCACTGGCGCCTCATTCAAGGGCTTTGATGCTCTCTCCACGGCTGCGACGGACAACCGCCAGTTCATGGAATTCACCCCGTCCTTCTATCAGATCACCTGCGCATTGCCAGGTGATGAACTTTCTGTTGCCGATACGGACTCCAAAGTCCTCGACCTCATGAAGCTCACGATTCAGTCGGACACGGAAGACATGGCCGATGACCTCGGTACGCTCTTCTATGCCGATGGTACGGGTAACGGTGGTAAGGACCCGCTCGGTCTCGCCGCTCTCGTCGATGATGGTACGTCCGTCTCGACGCTCGGTGGTCTCTCGCGCTCGACCTACACGACGCTCAAGTCCACGGTCACAGCTTCAGGTGGAGCAATCTCCCTCGCCGCTGTCGATACGCTCTGGATTAACGTCGCCTCTGGTTCGCTGAAGCCGACGGCTACGTACACCACGGAAGCTGCGTTCAACTTCTACGGTCAGTTACTCCGTCCGCAGGAACGCATCACGAAGGATGTTTCGATGATGAAGGGTTCTGGCATGACGGGTGGTACTGGCTTCTCAGCTCTTCTCTACAACGGAACTCCGGTTCTCATGGATGAAAAGTGTACGTCCGGTGCATTCATCATGGTCAATGAAAACTTCGTTGACTGGTATGCCCTTCCGTACAAGTTTGCCAAGCCGGTTTCGTACAAGTCGCAGATCGAAGGAAACGACTACGACGCTCCGGTTGGTCTTGGTTTCGCTTGGTCCGATTGGATTATCCCGGCGAATAGCGCCTCGGTTGTCGGTCACATCTACTTCGGTGGTCAGTTCATCACGACCAACCCGAAGCGCCACGGTAGGTTGACCGGTGTCACAGGTATCTAATCCTAGGAGCAATCCTTAACAAATAGCTCTATGGCATTGGACATGAAGAACTACGAACCGGCGCTCATGCAGGGCGCTCAGGCTTCAACGGGCGGTCTTCAGTCGAATGCGTCCACGGGCATCGGTATCGGCTATTCAGCCGGTGCCGGTGGCGCCGTGACGCAGGCTACGAACCGTACGACGGGTGTCACTATCAACAAGCTCTCCGGTCAGATTACAACCAACAACGCCTCGCTCGCCGCAGAAGCAGCTGCCTCATTCGTCGTCACCAATTCAACGGTGGCTATCGGTGATGTGGTCGTCGTCTCGCAGCAGTCCGGTGAGGTCGGTGTCATGACGACTGTGGAAGTCATCGCTACCGCAGCTGGTTCCTTCACCCTTACGGTGATGAATGGAAACCCTGCGGCTGGTACGGCTGAAACGGGTGCAATCATCATCAACTTTGCCGTCATCAAGGCGGTCGCTGCTTAAAAGTAAATACTCATATGACCCAACTTACTGGTCCGATTGCGGTCACTGGTCAGGATATCCTCTTGGATTCCTCCGTCCAGAACGCAACCCTCGGCGTATATGCCGAAACGAACGATGGCCGTGGTTTCCGCTACTGCAAGATTGGTGCGGTGTCCACGGTTCCGGGCAAGCTCTATTGCTCCGCAGCTCAGGATACGACGAACTTGAACCCGTCTGGTGGATTGGCTGTTGCCGCCGCCGCGATTGGTACGACCGCCGTCACGCTCACGGGTTCGCTCACGCTCGCTGCCAACTTGATCGCTGGTGGTCTCATGTCGGTCACCGTCACGCCAGGTCATGGTTACACCTACCGCGTGAAGGGCAACTCGGCTGTCTCCGCAGCTGCGAACTGTGCTGTCACGTTGGAAGACCCGCTGATTGTCGCTCTCACGACGTCGTCAAAGGTTCTCTTCATGCAGAACAAGTACGCGAACGTCATCGTTTCTCCGGCGTCCGTCTCCGGCGCTCCGGTCGGTGTCGCTATCGGTATCATCACCAACGCCAACTTCGGTTGGTTGCAGGTGCGTGGTCCGGTCGGCTTGCTCAATGATACGGGTACGGGTGTTGGTAAGGCTGTCATGCCGTCGGCTACGGTCGCGGGTGCTGTCATTACCGGTACTGGTGTCTTCGCTCCGGTTGGATTCGCCATCAATGCAGGTGTCACGACAGAATACGATTTTGTAGATCTGTGCATTAGCTGATTCTCACGCTCTGCCCCCGTTCGCGGGGGCGGGGCGTTGTCGGTTCAACGTTTCTAAAATAAAGGCGCAAATCGCGAGCATTCGCCTACTCGCATCACTATGAAAACAGCACTCTTCCACAACTTCACGGATAAACCGTTCACGGTATACTGGAATGGAAAACCTCAGGTATTCAAGGCAGGTGAGCAGAAGTACATGCCGGAATATCTCGCCGAACACTTCGCCAAACATCTGACGAATCAGGTGCTTATCGAGAACAAGGACGTGACTTCCACTTCCCCGAAGCATCCGGATCAGGTACCGAAGTTCATGGAACTCTTCAACCGTGCATGTATCAAGGATAAGAGTGCTGATGAAGGTGATGAAGCCGCGTTCCAAATCGAACTCGCCAATCGTGGACGTACACCGTCAAGCGATATCGAAACACCTACTCTTTCATCGGCACCGCAGATCGTCGAAGCGCCAGATGCTGATGAGGATGAGAATAGCGAGTTTGAAGGCTTGAAATAGAGCCTATGCAACTTCTCTCGCCCACGAAAGTGAAGCAGGACGAGAGAGACGGTGCTGAGGAGAAACGTAAACGCTCAATTCTAGCCGCGAAGGAAGAAGCTCGGATAGTCAAGCGTCTCAATGCATTAAGGGACGCAGAAAACGCTGAGGAACAACGTCGGACGTCAAACGCCAATCAGGCGTCTGATATTCGTATTGTCCGAGATTCCTACAAGAGCGAAGTGCGATTCCTCCAAACCATGCGCTCGGATGCCCTGAAACCGATTGAAGGATTGCGCAAGGAGGCTGAACGCCTGCTGGAAGAGTCGAAGAATGAGCAACTCTTAGTCGTCTCTCAAGAAAACCTACTCAAACAGAAAGAGGAAAACATACGCGAACGAATGGAACGCATTTCAGACATTGAGGATGAAATCAATTCACGATTGTCTGATGTGAAGTCGAAGGAATCGAAGGCTGAAAAGGCGAGTGATGTTCTCAAGCTCCAAGCGCAGTCGATCGCCGATAAGTGGGTTGAATTCTACTCAGCATCTGAAAAGCGAATCGCTGAACTGAATGAGCGAGAAAAGCGAACCGCTCTCGACGCGAAGGCAAATCAAGAATTTTTGAAGACTATCGAGGAGCGAACGAAAGAGCAGAACAACCGCGATATCCAGCTCAAAGACCGCTACGACACGCTTCAAAAGGCAACGGATGAGGTTCGTAAGAAATACAACCTGAAAATATGAGCGCAGTCCGAGACAACAACTCAATCCCCGTGTTTATCGGACTGAGCGATAGCGACGGTTCGACTATCTTGAATCTCCAAGTAGACCCGACTTCCCACGGCATCATCATCGACGACAACACCACTGGAAGCGACCTGACAGGAGACAACGCGCCACGGGACAACAACAGCGTTCCGACAGTTCTCGCGACCTCGAGCAGTGACGGAATCACTCCCGTTCCTGTCTACATCAAATCAGCCACCGGCGGACTTTTAATCAATTCCATCTAGGTATGGCAGACGCCAAGCGAGACCAGAATTCAGTAACAACGCTCATCGGCGTCTCAAACGTCGATGGGATTACGCCTGTTGTCATTTGGGCTGACCCAGTGACTCATCGCTTGCTCGTAAACTCAACTGGCGGAGCAGGTTCTGGATACGCGACTATCCAAGATGAAGGCATTTCACTCACTCAACGAACCACGCTCAATTTCGTGGGTGCTGGGGTGACTGCCGCTGATGTTGGTGGAGTTACCACGGTCACAATCGCAGGTGGCGGTGGTTCTGGCGATGTTGTCGGTCCAGCAGGAGCGGTCGCCAATCACGTTGTCTTCTTTGATGGTGCTACAGGAAAACTCATCAAGGATTCAGGGCTTACCCTTTCGGGTAGCAACACCGGCGATCAAACTTCCGTGTCCGGTAACGCTGGTTCATCGACCGCAGCCGCAATCACGGACGATACCACCACCAATGCGACGATGTACCCGACGTGGGTCACCGCGAATACTGGAAATCTTCCGCTCAAAGTCTCATCGACAAAAATCTCTTTCAACCCGTCCACTGGAATCCTCACGGCTTCTGGTTTTTCTGGTCCACTCACAGGAAACGTCACAGGCAACGTTTCAGGCTCATCAGGTTCTACAACGGGCAACGCCGCGACGGTCACCACGAATGCGAATCTCACCGGACCAATCACGTCGGTTGGCAATGCCACGACCGTAGCCTCACAGACTGGCACGGGTTCCAAATTCGTCATGGACACGTCCCCGACGCTTGTCACGCCTGTTCTCGGGGTAGCGACGGTCACGAGTCTCAACAAAATCACCCTCACACAACCTGCAACGGGAGCGACAGTCACTCTCACTGATGGTGTGACTCTTTCTGTTACTGCAAACGCGACCATCTCGGGAACGAATACCGGCGATCAAACTCTCTCCGACGCAACCATCACCACGACCGACATCACCACCAACAATTTCACCACACTCAAACACGGCTTCGTTCCAAAGGGTACGAACGTCGGAAATTACTTGAAAGACGACGGTAC